TTGTTTTTCTTTACTTTTTCTTTTTTCATCAATTATTTCAATATTTTTTATACTTTGCTTCGCACTACTATCATACTTCGTTATTTTATTTTTTAAAGTTTCTTGTTTTTTTAATGGTTCGCATAATCCTGTTTTTTTATTCCTTCTTGTTCCTTTTTCACATCGTTTTTTTGTATATTTCGTTGTTTTATGCTTCGCAAGCTTCGCACTAGTATTTGTTATGTTTTGTAATGGGGTCTTATGTTTTGGCTGTGGATTTGGTTCGCATAATCCTGTTTTTTTATTCCTTCTTGTTCCTTTTTCACAACGTTTCAACATTACTATATTATATAAGAATAATTTTATTATTTATGGATAAAATTTGTTTCCATTTGTCTTAATAATTAATATTTCATCTTAATTTTCTATGCGATAAATAGTAAAAGTTGGATTTGATTGATAATTTAAAATATCATTACATTTTCCAATTGTTGGAAAATTTTCAAATCCATATATATCTTGTAATAATAACCATTCAAATAAACCTCCATAATACAAATAAACATTATGAAATCCTAATGCTATTAATTGATTATATTTAGTTATGACTTTTTCATCATTACAATTTTTACCATAAATAATAATATTAATTAATTTATTTTGTATTAAAAGTTCATTTATAGTTTTTTCTTCATTTTCCCACGATAAAGTATTTTTTATTAAACAATTTTGTTCGGTATGATCTAAAACATTAATAATAATATATTTCTCTTTATGTTTAAATGAATATTTTAAATCTTGAAAATTTATTTTTGTTTTTGTCATTTGTTTATTTCCCATAAAAATAAAAGATTAAAAAATTTTAAATAATTATTTATTTCATTAAATAATTATTACAATAATATATTTCAATATTTTTTACAATAAAGTTCTAAACATCTAAATTAATTGAAGAAATATTTTTATCACTTTTTTTTCTACCACTTTTTTTTGGTAAATTTATATTTCCATTTAATTCTTTCAAATCTTTTAAACTTATTGTGCTACTATTATTTGTTTGTATTCCATCATTTAAAGAAGTATAATCATCATATATATTATTTGGATTATATTCAGGATTTTTAGTTATTGGTTTTTCTTGAATATTTATTGTTTTTGTTTTTAATTTTCCTAACAATTCATTTATATCACTTGGTCCTTTCATTTCATTTCTATTACTTTTTTTAAATGTATCTTGTTGTTTAAATCCTAAATTTTTATCATTATTTTCATTAATATTAATTCCGTCTTCTTTAAAACTATTTGAATAAGAAAATTGACCGTATGAATTATTTCCTCCACGAGATGAATAATTATTTGATTGTTGTGTTTGTAATGGTGGAGGTGGTCCTTTTCTACTTGTATCATTTAATACTCCATCCATAAAATTAGATAATCCAGGTGCTGATGAAGACATACTATTAACAGCAGCTTGTTGAAATGATTTCATTAAATCAGGATTTTGTTTTAAAATATCATCCATATTTGGCATTGCTGTTTTGAACATTGTATTTGTCATATGAACCATCATTGCAGAACCTCCTAATTGAAACATTAATTTTAATTCAGGAGCAAGTTTTGCTTTTGATTTATATTTTTCATATAATTCTGTAAATACTTCATCATAATCATTTATATTTTCGGTTATTTGGTCGCTTAATCCATCTAATTTAATATCAAACGGATCAAATTTATTATTTAAAAATTCAATTCCATTTATTATTGCTAACATCATATTTCCTTGAAATTTAATTGAATTTGATTTATTTTTTTCTTCAATAATTGTTTCATATTCTCCTTGCATTTCTGCTAATGGACTATCCATATTATATTTTTTACTTAATTGGACTCCTTTTTTTTCAAGACTTTCCAACATTCTTAAAAATTTAAATTTTTCTCTCAATAGTTCTTCTTTATTCATTTGCGGAGGTTTAGGAACATTATATGGAATTTCATTAAATTGTTGATAATCGTTATTTTCTTCATGATATCGTGCTGTTGATTTACCCAAAGATGGTATTTTTATGTTAGATTCCAAATCATCATTCATACTTGGTTGATTATCATCAAAACTTATTGTTTTTGTTGAATTATTTGTTGAATTAAATAAATCTGATTTCAAAATATGTTGTTCTTTATTATCATTATTTACTCCATCCATTTTATTTAAATCATCATAATCATTAAATAAATTATTATCAAATGATAAATCATTTAAATCTTTTTCTAAATCATTTAAATCTTCAAAACCAATATTTGTTTTTTTTGTTTTTTCTTTTTTATCATTATTCATTAATAATTCTAAACCTCCACCAAAATTAGAAGATTGTAAATTATCATTTCCTAATTCAATTATTTCTGGTTTATTCATTAATATAATTATTTATTAACATTATTTTAAATACTAAACGAACAAATTAATATTTTAAAGTTCATTTGCTAAAAAATCCCAAAGCTTCGTAATATTTTTTAATTATTATTTTTCTTATTTGATACTTCGTTAAAATAACGAAGTAGGATTTTTTGGACTTTAGGCGTCTTTATACTTACTTTTTATTTGATGTCATTATCAATTTATTTATTCCATAATTCCATTAGTTCCATAAAATATTTCTTGATAAATTATTTGCACTATATGGATTTTTTTTCCAATCTCCTTTTATTTTTAATGTTCTTGTTAAATAATTTTTTCTTCTTTTTGTATTTTTATGTTTTGTAAAGTCTTCATATGGAATTTGACCAAAATGAACCCATTTATTTTGTTTTCTATCACAAATCATATATTTTTTCTCTTTTTTTGTTGATGGATATAAAATTGCCTTTTTTCCAAGATATTTAAATGCTTTTATTTGTGCTATTTTTGGATTGGAATATTTTAATATTTTTTTTGTAAAGTTTTTATTCACCATATTCACCATTTTATAGTTTGTTATATTTACAAAGAAGAAAATAAAAAAACTTGTAAATAAAATATTTTTTGCTGTGGTTGTCATTTATGTTTTGTTCTCCAAAAATTCCAATATTTTTTAACTCTTGTTGTCATTATCAATCATATATAATCCTTGTAAAAAACAATCACTTAAATCATCTTTTTTAGCGTGTTTAATAAAAAAATCAATCCATATATTTTCATTATTTTCAATTAATATTTGTTGACAATGTTTAATTGAATTTTTTTTTCTTGTCCCATAATCTGTTTTTTCAACTTCTAAATTTTTTAATTTGAAACATGGATTAATCATTTGTATATTTATTGAATTATTTTTTACTAAAAAATATTGCATAATAATAAAAGATAAACATCTCATTTTTGAAGTCATTTGTAATTCAATATATACATTTTTTAAATCAAATAAAATATCATCAAATAAATGTTGAAATTGATAATTTAATGTTTTCGTTAAAGTTATTAAATCAAAATCTTTACATTTATTAATTTTGATAGGTTCTAATATTTTTTCTTCTATAAAATTATTTAATAATTCAATTATATCTTTTTTTTTAATATTTAAATCAAATTGAATGTATTTTGATGCAATATTTTTTAATTCAATCAAATTTAATTTCATTATTTTTGATTTTTTAAGTTCTTCTAATGGTAATAAATATTGGGTTTTTTTTGAATGTTTTAAACAAAAGCATTGATTGTTTTTTTTATAGACTGCTTTTTTATTACATAAACTTTTATCTTTATTTATTTCTAAACAAGTATAAATATTTGTTTCTGTTAAATCAATAACATTCCATTTTATAATTTTATATTTTATTTCATTTGTTTTTCCAAATAAACAAAAAGCAAGATTTTTTATACCGATATCAATACTTAAAATATATTCCATAATTTATAATATTATATTATAAATTATAATTAAATCATTATTATCATTATTACCATTATTAAGCATTATAATGGTTTATAATAATTGAAGGAGAAATCATTTTTGAATTTAATTCTTGTCTTGACAAATAATAATTTTTTAAATCACTATTTTTATTACAAATTTTATAACAAGGTTCAGTTATTAATTGAGGTTGAGAAGGCATTTTTTTATCAAAACTTGGATTTGGATTTATTCCAAGAGAATAAAAACATTCAATATTATTATATTTCATTATTTCATTTGCATTTTTTTGTAAATAATTTCTATATTCCCAATTTGTTTGTAAATTTTCGGATTGTTTTATTTTTTCCATTGTTACATCTGTTGAATTATATGCAGTATATAAACGTCCATCTTGCATAAGTGCAGGTTTATCACAATGAATATTATTATTTGCTAAATCACCACATTGTCCCCAATTATTACTACTCATTATATATAATAAATATTATTAAAAAAATATTATTACTCAAATTTTAAAAAAATATATTGGTATTATTGGTATTATT